GGTGTAAGTGACGAAGATTTCTACGAAGAACAAGAGTCTGACGTGTATCTAATGCGCGGTACTCAAGACATTTGTAACGAGTGTCAAGGCCATATCCACGATGCTTTCTTAGAGTTTGGTGCAGTAGAAGTACAGGACGAGGAAGGGAACTATCACAGACGTACATGGGTCACCAACACAGTGAAAAAATCCCTTGACAGGTCCGGAAATCCATGATAATCTATTAGTATAATCGGTAGTAACACTTAAGGTGATACCTTAGATGTGATCTACAATCCTACAATAAACAACAAACAATCTAAGAGAAGCTTAAGAGACACTTAAGGTAACACTTAAGGTGATACCTTAGATGTGATCTACAATCCTACAATAAACAACAAACAATCTAAGAGAAGCTTAAGAGACACTTAAGGTAACACTTAAGATGTTATAGGAGGACTCATGCGAGACTATGGGTATGATACCCCTAAGCAAGAGGTAGATAAGTTGAAAGACATTCAATACACGTGTGAATACTTGACACGTAAGGGGTTGACTAAAGACACTCATGAATTCTATAGTAGTGTGTGTCGTATCGATGAACAAGGTAAGCCCTTTGCTGTAGAGTACCCTTATCATGGTGGTGAGGGGATGAAAGTTCGTAACCTAGTGAAGAAGGGTTTTCATGCTGAAGGAGATATGTCTGGTGGTGGGTTGTTTGGAAGGGAACTCTTCTCTTCGGGCATGGCCAATTCGATTACCATCACTGAGGGCGAAGACGATGCCATGGCTGTGTTCCAAATGCTGGGGAGTAAGTGGCCTAGTGTGTCCGTCAAAGGTGCAGGTTCAGCAGCACGAGATTGTGCACAAGAGAGAGACTTCATTAATTCTTTTGACAAAATCTACCTGTGCTTCGACAGCGATGAGCCCGGACAGAAAGTCGTGTCTGAGGTTGCAAGGTTGTTTGACATCACCAAAATCTACCACGTCAAGATGGACAAACACAAGGATGCTTGTGAATACCTAGTTGCTGGGGATGCTAAAGAGTTCGTATCTTTGTGGTGGAACAGTAAGAAGTTCCTACCTAAGGGTATCCTTAACGGTGTGGATGAGATGCAAGATATCCTCACATCCTCAGATGCCGAAGCTATTGCGACCTACCCATTCCCCCACCTCAATGAGATGACCTACGGTATACGTTCACAAGAGGTCAACCTTATTACAGCACAAGAGAAGATGGGCAAGACTGAGTTCCTTGGTGCTATCGAACACCACTTGCTCAAGACTACTGACTACAACATTGGTATCATTCACCTAGAAGAAACGGAGAAACGCTGTGTACAACGTCTTGTTAACTATGAGTTGGGTGAGCCCGTACATCTTCCTGATTGTACTGTTAGCGTTAGCGATCAGCTTAATGCATTTGAACGGGCGACTAACGGCAACCCTGACAGAGTCTATCTGTATAAACACTTTGGCTCTGATGACCCAGATCACATTCTCGATGTGCTGCGTTACTTGGTTGCTGCTTGCGGTTGTAAGTTTATTTTCCTGGATCACATAACCATGGTGGTTACTGGTCACAAGGATGATGGTGACGAACGTAAGAAGCTGGACTACCTGAGTACCAAGATGGCAGAGATGGTGATGGAACTAGACTTCACACTGTTCCTTGTGTCCCACGTTAACGATGATGGTAAGACACGGGGCAGTAGGAATATCTCTAAGGCTGCTGATCTTATCCTTCACCTTGAACGTAACCTTGAAGGTAAGTCTATTGACTCACGTAACACTACACAACTAATGGTTAAAGGCAACAGGTTCGGTGGACTGAGTGGACCTAGTACCCCACTGTGGTTTGATCCTAAGTCTTTGACTATGAGTGAGATGCCTAAAGATAAATTCGCTGAACCGGAGGCACCATGGTAAAGAAAACACCACAGGAAATACACGAAGATTACGTTTCAATGTTAGTCAAAGACTTTGAATACTGGCGCAACCGTTCCTCGGACTACGAACGAGCACTGACTAAAGCTATTCAATTGATTCGAGTGTACCATAGGAAGGCAGGTGAGGAAGAGAAGTGGGAGACTACGCCCGAAGGTTCTCAGATTGTAGCAATTGAAAGGACATACCACCTTGACTAAGACAGTCGTATGTGACATCGAGGCAGACTCATTAACGCCTACGAAGATACATTTGATTGTCTGTAAAGATGTAGACACGGGTGAGGTAACCAAGTTTTTTAACCCAAGTAAATACCCCGAGAAATTTAAGGAGTACGATAAAGATGTTGAAACGTATATTATGCACAACGGTCTTGGTTATGACTGTGACGCTATTGAACTTCTTTGTGATATTAGAACACATGAAAGAACGCTCGACACCCTCATACTCAGCAGGCTATACCATTACAAGCAGCAAGGTGGACACTCACTAGAGTCGTGGGGCGATAGGTTCCGGTTCCCTAAGGGAGACTTCAATGACTTCTCCAAGCTCACCCAAGAGATGGTGGACTACTGCGTACAGGACGTAGAGCTTACCCTCAAGGTGTACCTTCACTTGAAGGAGAAGGTGTTAGACCTGCCTGAGTTCGAGCAAGCAGTAAAGATTGAACACCTAACACAAATCTTCTGTGAGAACATGACGAAGCACGGGTTCAAGTTCAACCTGTTGAATGCACAGAAAGATTACGTTGACATATGTTACGAGATAGATCAACTAGACTTGGAACTTCCTAAGGCTTTTCCTTCTCGTACCAAATGTGTTAAAGTTCACACACCCAAGTATACTAAACACGGAACCATATCGAGAACAGGATTCAAGTGGTATGACAAAGCTGACTTCTCAATTTTCAGTGCCCCCAAATCAGACAAAGATGCGGTGGGCGGAGTACCTACTGGAACCTATTCACTACTGGAGTGGGTACCGTTCAATCCCCGATCACCCAAGCAAGTCGTTGAGAGACTCAATGAGTACGGATGGAAACCTTACGACAAAACTAAAGGACACTTAGATGCTGAACGAATCAGACCTCGTAACAAACGTGAGGCCGCATTCAGACGAGAACGGCTTGAGTATTATGAGGTGTATGGATGGAAGGTCAACGAAGAGAACTTAAGTACGCTTCCATCTGTAGAAAAGGAAAGGTTATGGTTAGATGAATGCCGTATAAAGATATCGAAAGACAACGAGAGTACAATAGAGAATACTATAGACGTAACGCAGATAAGAAAAGAACTAGAGCCAGACAACACTACTGGAAGAACAGAGACTTCTATAAAGATAAACAACTGCGACGACGGTACGACATCACTATTGAAGAGTACAATGAAATGGTTAGGTCCGTCGAAGGATGTTGCGAAATTTGTAGAGAACCAAAAGAACTTGTGGTCGATCATTGTCACACCACAGGAGATGTACGTGGATTGCTCTGCCACGAATGCAACACAAGACTGGAATGGGCTGAGAGATATAAAGAAGCTGCAGAAAGTTATCTCACAAAGTGACTGCGCTAAACTTCTTACCCGATGGTTGCTCCTTGCATCGAGACAAAGCAAACTCGAAGAATGGTTCGGACTCTACAACGAACACACCGGATGTATACACGGTAGATTTACAGGGCTCGGTACCTGGACTCACCGAATGGCCCACTCACAGCCAAACATGGGCAACATTCCGAGGGTTAGTTCTGAATATGGTGAACAGTTCAGAGCATACTGGGAAGTTGAAAGAGGCGAGTATCTTGTGGGCGTTGACGCTTCCGGTATACAACTAAGAATACTAGCCCACTACATCAACGACGAAGAGTTTACCAAGGCTGTATGTGAAGGAAGGGAAGAAGATGGAACCGATATACACACTGTTAATATGCGCAAGTTGGGTGCCGTCTGTGCAAGTCGGAACATGGCCAAGACTTTCATCTATGCATGGTTACTCGGAGCAGGAACAGCTAAGATTGCTTCAATCTTTGGTTGCACAAATGCAGAAGCAAAGCACGCATGTGATCAATTCGTCGAGTCTTACGCTGGACTATCTCATGTCAAGAGTGTGCTCATACCAAGAGACGCCGAACGGGGTTACTTTGTGGGTCTCGATGGACGACGGGTCGCTTGTGATAGCGAACATCTTATGCTTGCAGGATACTTGCAGAACGGAGAATCTTGCGTCATGAAGATGGCGACAATCAAATGGATGGAGGACTTAGATGGAGAGGGGATCGACTACACACTACGTAACCTTGTCCACGACGAGTGGCAATGCAGTGTTAGAGGAAATACAAACGATGCTGAACTCGCCGGACAAGCCATGGTATCCAGTCTACGAACTGTGGGAAGGATGCTGGAGCTTAACTGTCCCCTCGACGGAGGTTGCAAGATTGGAACAAATTGGATGGAAACGCACTAGTCATGACTAAGGAAGTAAAGAACACAGACGACACTACTTCTATTGTGTGCGATTGTGGAAAGGAGATTCCAAGAGATGCTATGGACAAACAAATAGATTCATACGCTTCGTTAGATTACCGCGGCCACCTTCCCCATTCTATCTTTGTTGAGTGTGAGTGTGGGAAAGAAAACGAGGTAAGAATCTGGTATGAACCTAACTTTTTTGTGGATTGATGTTGACAAGACTACGAATCCATGATAATCTATTAGTATAAGGTATGAGATTAACCAAAAGGAAAACAAATTGACCAACGAAATTACAAGTAACACACCCTCTGTCAAAGAGCGTGAACTATGGAATGTACAGACCGTGTTCATTACACGCATGCCACAACAGGTGACAGTAACTGTCGCTGCCTTTGATGCAGATCATGCTGAAGAGTTGGCACGTAAAGTCCTCAAGAACCAAGAGGAAGTTGAAGTAGTGAACGTGTACAAGATGGCTGAAGTTCGTGAGTTCCAAGATCAACTGACTGACGAACAAGCAGACGGAGTGCTGGAAGGTACTCTTAAACTAGAGCAGGAAGATGATGATCTTGTCTTGGCTGCTGAAGAAGTAACTGAGGAAAAGGTGGTTAACTAAGAATGGCAACTACATACCTTAACATGAAGGGCTTCGTTAAGTGGGCTAAGGTCCAAGAAGCTGTTGGCAACTACGAAGGTACAGGTGAAGAGACTACGGTTGACTTCTACCCTGATGCAGAATCTTGGGGATCGTTTGATGAGTCCGGTCTGCAGTTGAAAAAGTACAAAGACGAAGACGAGGATGCGTCGTACATTAAACTTCGTCGTCCTATGATGAAGACATTCGGAGAAGAGATCATTGACCTTGGTCTCCCTAAGATTGTTGACGACAAGGGAAAGGACATTCCTCGCGATACTCTTATCGGTAACGGATCAGTTGTTACCGTTCGAGTTAAAGTGTACGACACACAGAAGGGCAAGGGCCACGAGTTCGAAGGTATGAAAGTGCACGACCTTGTTGCCTACGAAAAGCCTGAGAACATTGGTGTAGACTCACCTTGGTAAACTAAGATTGGGTTTCGCTTAGAGGAAGGCTCGTCCATACGCAGCGTGTGATAGAGGGATCGTTAAGTGGGGAAACCTGTTCTAGCCCTCTCCCTAATCAATAAAGGAAACGTTATGGGTAAACTAGAAGACGTAGTAGAAGACATCTACGAACTACTAGAGAATGAGAACGAGATACCTGATGAGGTGTACGAAGAGTTTGGTCGTAACATGGCTGATGCTTTCCGTAAACAACTAGGACAAGATCGAGGTAATGACCTCAGCATGTCACAACTAGGTAGCCCGGGTTGCAAGCTGTGGTTCAAGGCTAACGAACCTGAGAAGGGTGAGCCTCTACGTGGACAGACACGATTGAAGTTCTTGTACGGTGACCTGATCGAAGCCATGATCATCACTCTTATTAAAGCAACAGGTAAGCACGAGGTTACAGGTGAGCAAACAAAACTTGAGCTTGACGGTGTCAGTGGTAGTCGTGACTGTGTTATTGATGGTGTTCTGGTTGACGTTAAGTCTGCTTCCACCTACTCAATGAAGAAGTTTAAAGACAATGGATTGTACAATGATGACCCCTTCGGATATCTACCACAGATTGAAGCGTACCATGAAGCCTCGGAAGACTGCGACCCGACACGCTTTGCTTTCCTCGCCATTGATAAACAACACGCAAGTATATCGCTCGACGTGTACGAAACCAAGCGAGATGGACGGGCTGCTAAGAATGTTCATGATAAGAAACAAGCCATTCAGGGTGATTTCCCGGGCAGATCATTCCAAGATGTTCCAGATGGTAAGGCCGGTAATAGGAAATTGGCTACTCAATGTTCGTACTGTGACTTTAAAGAGGCTTGCTGGCCCGGTCTACGTACATACCTTTACGCCAGTGGACCCCGTTTCCTTACTGTTGTCAAGAGAACCCCAGACGTACCAGAAAAGAGTGTGTTAGATTGATGGATGAAATAACAATAGTAAAAGATGATGGCAGTGGTTACGTTATATACAAGAAAAACAACCCAGCAGGTGGTGAGACTTACTACATGGATATGGGGTTCACTATGGTTCTTTGGGATACTGCTATCAACACTGTTGAAGATTTAAAAGCTGTCTTGAATGATATTGAAAGAAGTACTGATGATTTATGACCCACCAAGTGGATGGATGTACGGATTTCCTAAACCTTATAAACCTCTAGAAGGTGAGACACTAGCGCAAACACTAATAAGAGACGGTTACCCAACGAAAGACGCAGAGTTTGCTAGTAAACATTGTCGATTTCTAGGGACAAGAGAAGAGATTGAAAGTGTGAATGAGAAAGAAAACCCCGGAGTTCAAGTCGAAGCTAGAAGCCACAGTGTGGAAGAACCTAGTTAAGGCGAAGAAGAAACGAGGGACTAAGTACGAATACGAATCAGAGAAGCTTCCTTACTTGGTAGCTATCCATCGCAACTACATACCAGACTTGGTAATACAAATCGGGAAGAAGAAAATATACGTCGAAATTAAGGGGTACTTTAGAAGAGAAGACATGGCCAAGATGCGCCACGTGAAGAATACTAACCCAGACCTCGACATACGTATGCTCTTCCCTCAAGACAACAAGTGTGTAGGCGCAAAGAAGATGCGGTACTCTGATTGGTGCAAGCGCTACGGATTCCCTTATCACATAGGTACAGCGGTGCCAAAGGAGTGGTTACAATGACTGAAAGAGATGAGACTCGTCAACGTATTCACGATGTAATACTAGACACTATGGATCATCTGTTTCCTGAACGAGACTACGAAGACTTTACGTATCCCGATATGAAACTTGCAATTGTAGTAGGACACAACGATCGTGACTGGGAAAC